TTATTTGGTAAGCACCAATAATCCTTGCGGATTACTTACGTGACTTACGTCCTTTTCTAGCTTTACGCATCTTCATCTCCTTACGAGGCAGCGACCTATTTAGGGCAAGGAAGCCACAGCCCTTCTCCTTCTCACAGGAAACTTGTACTACCCCCGACCATATTCTCTTACTGGGCGACCACCCATGGGGCGACCTACCGTTTTAATACTTGTATTACGATACTGTAAATTAGGACCCGTATCTTTCTTTAAACTACCAGCAGTTACTCTAGGCTGGTCTGCTTTCGGTTGTATATTTCCTTGAGTTGCCATTTACATTACCTTTAATTCTGGTTTACCTTTTGGTGGTGCTTCTTGTTTACTTGCTTGTGCTTGTTGTTGCTTCTCTTCAATTTTTTTCAATCTCTCTTTAAGCAATTGTTTCATTGGAGGCTCTAATAAGTCAAGCAGAGATTCCTTATCAATTGCACCAGCTTTCAATAAATTAAATGCTAAGTTTCTCATATCTTCCATAAAGATAGGTGAGTTACTATGTGCATCTACTTTAACAGCATAATCTCTTGTAAATTGTTCTGCTATGAATGGTATCTTCTCAGGTTCATTCTCAGTTGTAAAGTGCGTATTGTCATAAACCGCCATTAATTTTAAATAAAGAGTAGCGACTTTTTCTAAACTATCTTCAATAATCAATGCACGTTTCTTTGCTCTTGAACTACCTAGTCTTGCAAGTTGTGAAGCATGACCTGTCGAACGCACTCCTGATTCACCTTTACCGGATAAGACGTTGGTAATACCAGACACTTCTTCAAACATAGCATCAATACGGTCTAACTCACTAAACAAGTCTGCCGGCATTTGTGGTGCTAACTTATCCACTTTAGCGTTTGGCATATCACTTGATAAGAAAGAACCAGCACGATTGAGTGCAAAGTTCTTTTCATCCATGATGCCGGAAAAACCACTAATCATCATTGGAGGATTAACTTGTTTGGCAAGAAGTTGTGTAATCTCATCAAAGCGTTTATTTCTTGCTTGTTGTAACAGTATCATACGTTGTACTTCACTCTGTCCCCAGTAATAATCATATTGTGGATTAGGACATAGTTGTACAAAAGGAAGTTCGCCTTTTAAGAATACTTTTTCACCGGGTCTGTCATAAATAATGACGCTTGGGTTTGCCATCGTAACGACTTGATAATCCATAATTTCATCATTCCAGAGCCATAACTCTTTCATCTCAATGGTATCTTCTGCTACTTTTGCTTTGTACTTGTTGTACTGACCAAGCTGCATATTGACGTTACCGACCATATTGACTTGTGACTGCGACAAAATAACAGACAATCCGTCTGGTACTTCATTATGAATTTGTTGTGCATAAGAGGCATTGACCCTTGCAACAATCTGCTCACGCTTTGGATGGTCATACAGACGTGCGTATAGTTCAGACTTGGTAATGTAGTACGTATGGACTAATGCTTCTTGTCTGGATGTATAAGGCACATCTTCTCTGAGAACACCGATACTACTGGGTTCAATCATAAAAGGTTGAATACCTTTGTTGTAAATCAATTTAATAAATGTCGTGTTGTAAACCAAAGCCCATGTGAGGGCAGTAGAAAACACTTGGTCAGCATTGGAGTTGAGCCATTCATCATTAAGTGCTTGTGTCAGTTTAGGAACTTTGTATTGTTCCCGTTCGTCAACAGAAGCACCTAAATTAATGGAGAATCGTGTTGTTTCTGAACTGTACAGGAAACTAGTCAGTTGGTCGATATGTGGATGAATCTTGTTAAAAACAGCAGGTGACTGTTCTTCCGAGTTACCAAACAAATAAAAAGACCGAAGATTGGAGTAATCGGTCCTACGCTCATCACTTGATACCTGACATTTCTGTATCAGTTCTTTGTAAAAAAACTCTCTGTCGTCATCATTTGGTGGAATAATCATGTTTTAATCTTCAAGTTTTCATGGTCACGCATTGTGGCTTTCGGGTCTATCACCGGTCCTTGACGGATACCGGCTTCAGATGGACTTAATCCGACAGCTTCCCCTTTTACTGATTGTACTGCTCTTCCCGATAATATACTCGCCATATTAAGATTTTGGAATCCCCCACCCCAAACAGCAGCATCTCCCGGTCTTGCTTCACGTGGAACATCTGGCATCCTCTCTACTTTTTCTTCAGTAGGACCATATTTGGTTAAGTATCCAGACTGGTGTTCACCGACACGTGTTGACTTAATATCTGACATCTTAAAGTCAATCGCTAATTGTTTCAAGGTTTTATCGTTCTTTTTTGTTTTCTCACCAACTAATCCCGGTGGTTGTAAGAAAACCATGAGTACCTCGCCCTGACATTGTTTCATCGGACAAGTGGGTTTGTAACCCTCAAAGTAACCATGTTCACTACATTTGTAATCGTGTAATACTTTAGCCATTGTTTCCCCCTAGCTGTTCATTTAAATCACTACTTGAATAATCTGCTTTATTACGAATACCTACCTTAATCTTAATCTGACCATCTACGACCTGTAAACTAGTACTGCGTTGATAAACGGGCTTTGCCTCTTTCCGAAACTGGACAAACTTAGACGTATCTCTGTTTTGCATGATGGCGACTTCACCACGCTGATAGGCAGCATACCCACGTGATACTCGTATTTGTGTAGTCTCAGACATCGGTACTGTTTCATATTCAAAGACATCCCGAAATAAAGGGAAACTGATTCCGCAGAGTTCAGCAAAGAGTTGTTTAGAAATACCACGATTCTTGTCTTTGATAAAGCGTTTAATTTCACGCAACAATCTTGCCTTTGGAATAATTGGGTCTCTCATCCGTAGACTCCAATCCGTTTGAGATAGTCAGAGACATTCTTGCCTACCGCAATTTGTTCCGGTGTGTACTCTTCTTGCTTCATGGAGATAGAACGAGTAATGCCTTGCTGGACGAGTCTTGGTTGTACTTGTTCGGCATAGGCTGCTGCCGCCAAAGCTGCGGCTATCACTCTATCGTCTTTGTTACGACCACTAGCTTCAATACTGCCACCATCACGCACAATGGTTTTCATTTCTTCAATTAAATCAAGGCTTAGGGTTTGCATCATGCCACGTTCAAAGTAATCTTTCATGTAAGAGAGCATACGTTCTTTAGTCGCACTAGTCGTTAACCAGCCAATACTGTTACTCGGTCCACCAAGGGTGTCGTTTCTTCGCCAGATATAGTTGGACATGGAACTATAGACATCCATGAGGTCTTTACCAATCGGTCCTTTCATCGCTGCTGCTTGACGCTTGAGGTTCCGCATCTCATTGATGACGGCTTGACCCGGACCATTGATTTCTAAGTTAAGTGTTGAATTCTTGTAAGCACCGGCAAGGTGTGCAATCACCCAAGCAAATTGATAGGTGTTCAGTTCCGATGTAGCAAACTCCGCAACTTGGTCCATACCGTCAGCATAACAACGAAACACTTGTATACAGAACCTATCAGCCCAATCAGAACTACCGTAAGCGGGGTCAGCACCAATAACGTAATAAGCTGTATCAATTGGTTCTTCCCATACCCGGAGCGTAGCCAAACGGTCTGTTGATTTAAGAACCTGTGTATCCTGAAAGTTAGCCCCGAAAGAATATCGATAGTTGTCAGGTTGAATCTTCTTAGCCAATTTAATAGCATCTGTACACCTCGCATTTGAAAAGAAACTACTACCGGTCATAATGAAGGCATAATCTTCTGTAGGAGGAAACTCTTGATACATCAGAGCATCATCTTTAATCCCCTCATACAACTTCCATCGCCACCAAGCCATCTGACGTGAGTTAATTTCTATGTTGTATAACTTCTTAATATCCTTGGTCCACTCCTTCTCTTCCGGAGTTAACTTACCATCCCAATAGGTTTTGTAAACATTACTCTCAGGGTCAGCAGAGTAAAACTCATTTCGCCACCAGCCACAAAAGATAGCACGTTGTGTTCTTGCTTTTTTAGCCGTCACATACATATCATGGAACATATTAAAACCACGTGCTGTACTCTCAAAGACAAATAAACGCTTCGGATTGTTTTCAGCTAACGATGCCAGCAAGGAGGCAAGCCCCTCTTCATCTCCCCAAGAACTTGTCTCAGTACCATGCAAGTAGGTAATTCCTTTACCTCGTCCCAAACTTCCTTTGGCACGAAGTCCTGCCACTTGATAAAAGAGACGACTTCTGTTCTTTAAAGATAATCCATTTCGGTTATGGGCGACCATGGGAATCCGATAGGCTTGTGGTAAGCCTTCCATGTAGTTGGTGAGCGTTCCTCTAAACATATCCTTATTCTCTTCCGTATCCGTCACCAAAGTACCTTGTAATCCCGGATGAATAAAGTGCCAATATAAATCTAAAGCTAAAGAGATGGTAGTAATACCTTGTTGTCTACCCTTGAGAATAACAAAGAAATGGACATCTTCAGCAAGACCTTTAGCAATCTCATCCATGACATAGGTCTGGGTGCCTAACCTCTTGGTCAATTTCTTGAGACCATCTTCCTTTGTCTCCACCGACAACTGGTCACAGAACCGATAGAAGTTATTTAAGTTAAAGTTCATTTCCTTGTGCTTCTAAAGTTATCTACATCCCAATGAGCAATCGTATAACACGCTTTCTTATTCTTCGCAAAACGTATCAACTCTTCGACCTTCTTCTCACTATACTTGGCTTTCCACTCTGCAACAAGCTGTCTCTTCTCTTCATTACTAAAACAACCCAGTACACGTTGCATATCGTTCTTCAACTCCAAACGATTCTGATACAACTGCTCTATCACTTCACTAGTGACTTGTCTCGGTACTGAAACTGTCGCCATCTTCATCCCTATTCAACAATTCATTCACTCTATCAAGTTCAGCATAAGCAGCTTGTAACATCCTCGCACTCTCCGTATGCACTCTTACCAGTTCAGCAAACAACTGATTCCAGTTCATCTTCGTACATCTGTCCATATACTGAGCCTTCGCCTCTTGGTCAGCTAACTCCTGAACCATATTCACCCTATCCCTTATGCCGTTCTCCATACTCTCACTCCCTTCTCATCTTTAGAAGCAATAAACTTCATCCCTAACTTCTTACCATATCTCCAATTACTATTACATACTACCGGTAATGATGCTCCCTCTACATGGAAACTATCTCCTATCTCCATAACCTCATAAGGATATTCTCTTCTTACCTTACTATTTGGTATTGGTATTCCTTTATTAATCTTAATCATCTATCTCTCCTTACTAATAAGTAGCAATATAGCATATTTTTTTTGGGGAGGAGTCAGTTGGGGGTCTCGCACCTACCAGTCTCATGCCCATCTCTTAGGTTCCGTTTATCAGTCATACTGTAACGATAGGTTTATCCTATCCCTATCCCTTATAAGAATGATTAGACGATAGTCTAAGCATGATATGAGAGTGATACGGTACCCTATACCCTATATATTTGTATTTCACAATGCGATAAGAGTAGATATTATGTTAAACAATTGTCCAAGTCTCATGTATACCTTATAAGTAGATAACCAATAAGATTAATAAACAATATTTTCTCTTATACTTAATATAATATAAGGCTAGAGGAAACTATAAGAATAAAGACTATAAATATATTTGTATTAGGTATTGACAATAGTTTTTATAGTACCTATAATTATATACAAGTAGCAAACAATTCAATCAATCAGGTGTATTAATTATTAGGAAAGGTAACAAAATGCTAACAACATTCAACGCTGTAAGAAAAGGTGAATACTTCATTAGTGGGGGTAATATTTGCTTAAAGACTTCAAGTAGAACAGCAAAACTCATTCAATACAATCGTGTATTTTATTTCAGTCAAAATGAAGTAGTAACTCTTAAAACTAACTAAGGGGATAACATCATGCTAACTAAACAAGACAGAAAAGATTACGCTAGAAATATCATATCTACCATTGAGAATGATACGACAGTAAGTAGATACCTTTTACAAGAAGATGACTCATTCATGGAATTATTCACAGAGTTGTTAAATGAAATGGATGGAGTTGTATGGAATGAACAAGTTATCACAAATAAACTATTGGAGTATGTAAACAATCATTATTGATAGTGTTATCTTTAAGAGACTGTCTAAGGGTCTCTTAAGGGCTAACATTAGCCATTATTAAACATTACATTAGGAGGTTTTACCATGTTACAGATGACAAGAAGAGAGTATTCAAAAAAGCCCAATGATTACCGTTCATACATTGACGGTAAACCATATCTAATGACCTTAGATAAAAATACGGGAGGAACAGTTTTAATGCCCGTTGTCTTTAAAAAGAATCCTACTATGGCAACAATGAAAAGTTTTATTAAAAAGAACAATGGAAAACTTTTTATTAAAAATCTATCTGATTTTGATGGCATGGTTGATTGTGTGACGCCCTGTGATGACAAAGGTTTTAGAGCCGTAACAAAGCCAGACGAGGGCTATAACCATGAAAACAAGTTAGGCATACAGGGTGCGTGGTTTGTCTTACATGGTGGTGATAGAGTTTACGAGTATTCAGACGGTTATTACGAGGGATACGAGATTTACAACTGTTGTGGTAATTTTATTATTGCAGTAGAGGTGAAATGATGATACGAGTATCTTACACAATACACCTTTACGGTGAAGAATCACTTGCCTATAAATCTTTTAAGAATTTAAAGAAAGCATTTATATTTTGTAATCAAGTTAATGGAACTATTGAGGTGATAGCATGATTAAAGAATCAGATATTGTTTATGAAAACGGTAAGTATTGGATTCTAAAGACTAATAAAGGTTATGAGGTTTTAGAAAACACAATCACTCATTCAGTAGTTAAGGGTTACTTTGGCTTTTCATTCCTTGATAGAGCCATTGACCATATCAACAACAATTTAATGTTAAGGGGTAAAGCATGAAAACATTTATAGACTATCTACTAGGTACTATCTTTATGGTTCTTATGGGTTCTTTACTTGCACTTGTTTATATTTACGCTAAGGGGGTTTAATCATGTACATACCTAACATTATTGATATTTTTGTAGTACGAGCATATAACCAATTCGGAGAATGGATGGATGATTTAGGTTATTTTGAGACTATAGAGTTGGCAGAAAAATGTTTATTCAAAGCTATAGAGGGAGACTCAGGAGATGAGGACTCATGGAATTATCACATTGAAGATTATTCAAAGGAGATTTAATCATGGAATATATTATTAAGCAAACTATAGAAGTAATGACAAGGATAGAAGCTGATTCTAAGGAACACGCTTTGAAATTATTAGATAACTTATGTATTGATGATACGGAACAAATTAGTATTTTGGATACTGAAATAGAATCTATTGAGGAATACGAGGAATCTTTTAACGAAACACCTCACGAATTTAATACAGAGGGTAAATTTACAATAGAAGCCTAGAATCAATTTAATATCTTTATGAGGGGTTACTATCACCCCTCTATCATTTTATCAATGTAGCACTTATTAGGAGGTTTTATGGTGTTTAAATTTAAATTAAAGAATCGTTTTCCTATCGTATTGGTGTTAGACAAGGAAAATGAGGAGTATTTCCTATTGTCAGAAAATCATAAACAATATATAAAAGGTAAATTCAATGACCATTTAGAAAGAGTCCATCACTTTTTTAGAGTCGCCAGTAATGAATATGAGTTGGTATTAGATACTGATGATGCACAACATAAGTGGGAGTCGTGGTCTATTTTTGATATTAAGAAACAGGAATATTTACCGATTGGGGGTGTGATATGAGATATACAGATAAAAGAGGTATCAACTTAATTAGTAGTGGGTGGACTGGACAAACCCATTTTTATAGAACTACCGATACAACAAACCTTGAGAGAGTCCCAGTCCCTTTTACAAGGTTTCAAATATGGTTAGGCAGAATGTTAGCCCAATTAGGGTTATAATAGAACCTGAAATAATTAGGCGATTTTAGAGAGGCTTGACAGTCTCTCTTTTTTTTTATACTATTTCACTTAACAGATTTGCACCTGTATATTAGAAACCTTTAGAGGTGTCTGTGCCGGCATATAAACAAATATGTCGGGTGCAAAGACAGATACCCCTAAAGGTTTTTTGTCATCTGGAGTAAAGTAAACGGTGCCTTTAACCCAGCACTCCCAACGACATGACACAGTTAATGGGGATAAACAGGTAATCTTGACCTGATAAACGATGGTGTTAGTCTGTAAAAAAGACTCAGTTCCCTTTATATAAGGGGTTTGGTGTTTATACTTTTAATGTTCCGTTCATTCGGTTAATCAAAAGGAGTGGTTCTAATGTCGATGACAACAAAAGCAGTCTCTATTTTAAAAAGAGTAAAGGGAGACGAGTACGTGATTGGTACTTGTATGATACTGACTTTAGTCAGTCTCATTTACCTCATGGGCTATCTCTCTCATATACCTTATACTAAAGATTGTTCGCTGAGTAATATAAGTCCGGACTACACAATACAAGAAAGAGAATATTGTAGGGGACTACTATACCCAAAAGAAAGTAAGAGAGTTAGAACATGACTAAAGAAGAATTAACTAAACTTTTAGGACAAAACCAGTCAAGAGAGCGTAATGATGCTCTTGTTCAATGGGCTATGAAAGCAGGAATGTATATTAAAAACAACACTCCTATGTTTGAAGTAGAAATGTTTATAGAAAAATATTTGTATGGAAAATAAAATAATTATTGCAATACTTGATTATTTAGATTATAGTTGTATCTGTTGTATGTTTTAGAATTATTAAACAATCCATTAAACTTATTAGGAGGTAGTATGCAAGAAGAATATTCTCAATTCCATATTGAGAGACAACGTATGCTTGAGGAAGCAATAGAGCGAGCAGAAAACAATCAAGCCAGTCAAGATGATTACGACATCATAAGGTTTGAATCCGGTCTCCCATCTAAACGTAAGTCCCATAGTAGTCAAGTCTTAGACGATGTATTTAGTGACTGGTCCAATATTTTTGGAGGTAACAAATAATGGCTACTAGAGGAAGACCTAAAAAGGTACTAGACAATGACTATGACTTTTACTTACAAAAGATAGCAGAGTTAGAACAAGTAGAAGCTAACCTTAAAAAACAGTTAGACGATAAAGACAATGAATTAGGTTCTTTAGAAGATGACTTAGACCATTTAAAAGAGATTATTAAATCACTTGCGGAGGTACTATGAAAGCATTTCCATTTCACATTGAGATAGATGAACAAAATACTTGTGTAGAACCCGGCATGGATTTAAGAGATTACTTTGCTGCTCAAATAATATCAGGTTTTGTATCAAATCCAGCTTATGACGAACATGATAATTTAATGGCTGAAAGAGCTTATGGTTTAGCAGATATGATGATGAAAGCAAGAGAGGTTAATAATGGCTAACGATAGAAATGATTTTGCACCTGAAATAAGAAATAGTGCTTGGTGGGCTAGTGATACAAGACAAGTGATGAATGGTAAAGCGGTAGAAGTTATCCTGACTAAACAAGGTACTCTTCCTCCTGTTGACCTATCAGACATAGAAGCAGTCCAAATGGGTCATGTCATGCAACCAGTCATCGGTAGGTTAGTTTCCGATAGACTCAAGATGGAGTTAAAAGATGCTGATTATTCTCTTACTCATCCTACTGAGTCTTGGCTTCGTTCTCACTTTGATTTTATTAGTGCTGATGGCTCTACTCTCGTTGAGGTTAAGAATTATTCTGCTGGGGTACGCAATAAGTTTGACGTGGATACTAATCGAGTTCCACAAGCAGACTATGCACAATTAGTCCATGAAGCTACCGTACATAACCTATCTCACATTTACCTAGCAGTCCTCTTTGGTGGTCAAGAATTACAAACCTTTGAGTTCCATATCTCAGACCAAGAGAAGGAAGAGTTAATCAAGAACATGGCAGTCTTTTGGGGTCATGTGAAAGCGAATACTCAACCTCCGGCAGAGACTATTGAACAGACTAAACTCTTATATCCAGTCAGTAGTGAAAACGCTATTATGGCTACGATGAACATGGAGAAAGGTATCCAACATCTCAAGCAGATGAAAGAACAAATAAAGCAGATGGAAGCCCAAGCAGAAGAGATAGAAACATATCTCAGGGACTCTATGGGTAATGCCTCAGAGATACGTTCTGTTAGTGGTGATGTGTTGGTAACTTGGAGAAGTTCGAAGTCTTCTAAACGCTTTAGTTCTACTCTCTTTCAATCTGCTATGCCGGACATCTATGAACAGTTTGTTGTAGAACAAGCCGGTTCTAGGAGGTTTTTAATCAAATGAATACAAATGAACTGTGCAAATTGTGTAAGAAAAATCCAGCCGATGAATTGCATACCTGTCCTTTTGCAGAAGAAATATATGGGGATAAACAGTTATGTAATTGTTGCCAAGAATGTACAAACAGATGTTGCGAGGATATTTAAATGAAACCACATATACACTCAGAATTAATTAAATCATGGGCTGATGGTGCAATTATTGAAGTATGGAATCCAGATAATGAAGAATGGGTAGAATTAAAAGGTTATTTTGCTTGGTTTGAGGAAAAGACATATCGAGTCAAGCCTGAGCAAAAGCCTGATGTTGTGAAATATGCTTCTATTGATAGTCATAAACTTGAAAAGTGTGATTTAACTTTTACTAAATATGTAAATGATAATGTCAAACTTACATTTGATAGCGAAACAGGCAAACTTAAAAGTGCAGAGGTGCTTGAATGAAAAAGACTAATTGGTATCCTCCTCACATTAAACCAGTACGTGTTGGTTTGTATGAAGTCGGTAGTGATTGTATACACGTTTATGCTTATTGGTGTGGTAAGCATTGGCGACATTCATTAAATAAAAAATATAAATGGAGTTTTCAAGATTTGTCTTGGAGAGGCTTAAACCATGAACAACATTGATATAGCAATATATGTGATGGCTGCTAGTTCAGTTATCGACACATTCTTAACCATTACGGAGAAGTTTATATGAGTAACATCGTTAGTTTTAACGATATGCAGAGTATGGCAGAAGCTATAGCGAAGTCAGGACTCTTTGGTATGAAGGATACCAATAGCGTATTAGCCCTCATGGCAGTCGCCCAAGCAGAAGGATTACATCCTGCAACGGCTGCTAGAGATTTT